AGGGCTAAGCCATGAGCAACCACTACCAAGCAACAATGTTACGTGCTGATCGGCTACGAGCCGACGCACCCAAAACCAACCACATACTGCACCTGATTCTGACGCTTATTACTGCGGGCCTGTGGGCCTTTGTCTGGATCATTGTGGGTTTAATCAATCAGCACCGCGCCCACTACGCAGTCAAGGAGGCTAAGCAGCACGAGGCGAGGGCTCTGAGGATACTTGAGGAGGGCGGGTTATGAGAACTAAAGGCGCACAGAACTGGACGCAAAAGCAGCTCGACGAGCTGTCGGAGATGATGGAGAAGGGCCACAGTAACTACGACATGGCTGCCTACTTCGGACGCACCCCGCAGGCAATCGCCAACATCAAGATGAAGATCAACGACCCGGACTACTACCGCAAGTACAAGCGGTCCCCGATCATGGGAGCAACCATGCCCGAGCTGATCTCATGGGCCGTCGCTGCGATCCTCGGGTTTAGCGCCTTCTTGGTTGTCCTGTCTAACATTTAATCTAGCCTAGTAAAGGATTGCTTATGAACAACTTTGAGTTTAGCAGTACGATGTCGGATTACCAGACGCTTATCCACCAAAGTCGATATGCTCGGTGGCTCGACAGCGAGGGCCGCCGCGAGACGTGGGACGAGACCTGCCAGCGTTACGCTGACTTCTGGGACGACAAGGTCGACCTAGCAACCAAGTCTGAAATCTTCAACATGATACGTGACATGCAGGTCATGCCCTCTATGCGCGCACTGTGGGCCGCTGGCGATGCGTTGGCTAGGGATAATACCTGCGCCTTTAACTGTGCCTACGTGGCCATTGACCACCCCCGAGCGTTTGACGAAGCCATGTTTCTCCTGATGTGCGGCTGTGGCGTGGGATACTCAGTAGAGCGCCAGTCAGTCAGCAAGCTGCCAGAGGTTGCGGAGCAGCTGGCAGCCACCGACACAACCATAATTGTGGGCGACAGCAAGAGAGGTTGGGCCACTGCATTCAAGCAGCTGATCTCAATGTTGTATATCGGTGAGGTTCCCAAGTGGGACGTGTCAGGCGTGCGCCCTGCAGGCGCTAAGCTCAAGACTATGGGCGGCCGTGCATCCGGACCGGCTCCGCTGGTAGACCTGTTTGAGTTCACTGTGCGCGTGTTCAAGGGTGCAGCCGGGCGCAAGCTTAACAGCACTGAGGTCCACGACATCTGCTGCAAGATTGGTGAGGTTGTCGTTGTAGGCGGCGTCCGCCGATCTGCAATGATCTCACTGGGCAACGTCAGCGATGACCGCCACCGTTCACTGAAGACCGGCGAGTGGTGGAAGCATGACCCTCAGCGTGCGCTGGCTAACAACTCAGCCGTGTACACAGAGAAGCCTGACTTCGGTGTGTTCCAGACTGAGCTAAAGAGCCTGTACGACTCTTACTCTGGCGAGCGTGGGATCTTTAACCGCGAGGGCGCCAAGAAGAAGCTCGAGGCACTCGGTGTGCGTGAGGCTGACCACGACTTTGGCTGCAACCCCTGCGCTGAGATCCTGCTGCGTAGTGCTGGGCTATGCAATCTAACCGAGGTCATCATCCGCCCCGAGGACACGCTCGAGACGCTGAAGTACAAGGTCAGGTACGCCACGATAATGGGCACTCTGCAGTCTAGCCTGACCGGCTTCCGCTACCTGCGGGCTAAGTGGAAGAACAACGCCGAGGAGGAGCGCCTGCTAGGTGTCAGCTTCACCGGCATCTGTGACCACCCGGTCATGTCTGGCAGGAAGGGCGAGAAGGTCCTCACCGACTGGCTGCGTGATCTACGGGCCGTTACGGTCAAGGTCAACAAGGAGTGGGCCAAGAAGCTGGGCATTAACCCGTCGGTGGCGATCACCACGGTCAAGCCTAGCGGCACGGTCAGCCAGCTGTGTGACACGGCCAGCGGCATTCACCCGCGGTATAGCAAGCACTACATACGCACCGTTCGGCAGGACGTTAAGGACCCGCTGACGGACTTCCTAATCGCTCAGGGTGTGCCTAACGAGCCCTGCGCCATGAAACCGGAGAACACTGTTGTATTTAGCTTCCCAGTCGCATCACCCAAGACGGCGCTTACTGTTGCCGATGTTGGCTCTATTGACCAGCTTGAGCTTGCTCGGATTTATGGGGGCGCATGGGCGGACCATACCGTTAGTCTCACCGCTTATTACACGGACGATTCGTGGTTTGACGTGTGCTCATGGATCTGGAAGCACTGGGACTCAATGATTGGCATGTCCTTCCTGCCATTTGACGGCGGCACCTACAAGCAGGCGCCCTATCAGGAGTGTGACGCGGAGACCTACAAGGCAGCGGTCAAGGCTATGCCCAAGATCAACTGGGACGAGCTGAAGTCGTTCGAGCAGTCGGACAACACAACCGGGTCGCAGACCTTGGCCTGTGTTGGCGACAAGTGCGAGTGGGGCGTCTAGTGGCTAAGAAGAAAGTCGATGACGTCGGGGCAATGATTGATGAGAAGCGCCCACGCAAGTGGGCCGAGGAGATCATGTCCCTAGCCTGTAAGACCAAGCGCCGGGCCCTCTTTGAGAGGGTCCCGGATCACATCAAGCAGATGGTGATGGATCACTGCCAGGTAGCAGCAAGGAGCGGCAAATGAGTGATGTTCATTTCGACAGCGGGTTTGAGAGGAAGCTGTACGCGATCCTCGACCCAACGGAGGCCAACTACCACCCGGAGGACTGCCGGCTCTACTACTCGATAGAGAGCCGCTACGAGCCTGACTGGGTGGTGTGGAACGACGACGGCACGACGACCTATGTAGAGGCTAAGGGGAGGTTCAGAGATCGGACAGAGACACGGAAATACCTTGCGGTCAGGGATGGCCTCAAGCCGACGGAGGAGCTGGTTTTCATCCTCCAGAACCCCAACACCAACATGCCCGGAGCAGTCCGACGGAAAGACGGAACCCGAGCATCAATCAGCGAGTGGTGCGACAAGCACGACTTTGCATGGTTCACGGCAGAGACCCTGCCAGACCACTGGAGGCGAAAGCTATGAGTAGAGTAGGGATAATTGGTGACACCCACCTCCCTTACGAGCAGCCGGGCTACCTAGAGTTCTGTCGGGAAACCTTTGATCAGTGGGAGGTTGATACGGTCATCCACATCGGTGACTTCTTCGACAACCACAGTCTTAGCTTCCACGACAGCGAGCCGGTGCTGCACAACGTCCACGGGGAGCACGAGCACGCGCTAGAGCGCGCTCAGGGATGGTATGAGGCGTTCCCATATTTGACCCTGATAATGGGCAACCACGATAGGATACCCGCAAGGCAGCTCAAGAAGCTGGGCATGGAGCCCACGATCTACATGCGGCCGATTGAGGACCTGTTCCAGATGCCTCCGGGTTGGGAGGTCGAGGATCAGGTCGAGATAGACGGCGTGCTCTACCACCACGGCGAGACCGCCAACGGTGTTAACGGCTTCCGCAACGACGCGAAGCAGCGCATGCAATGCACGGTGACCGGGCACAACCACAGCAACTTTGGCGTGAGCTACACGGCAAGCGACAGGGAGCTGGTGTGGGGACTGGCGGTGGGATGCGGTGTCGATAACAGCAGCATGGCCTTTGCCTATGGCAGGAACTTCAAGAACAAGCCGATCATCGGCTGCGGTGTAGTAATCGACGGGCTGCCCTATGCGGAGCCCATGAACCTTGGCAGCAAGATAAGGAGGGTCGCATGACTGACAGCATCGACGACGTGACGCCAGCGGAGTGGGACACGCTAGGGCGCAAGGCAACGTTTCACGACCACAGGACCAGATACAAGGCCGGCACCCGGTCACTGCCTGACGAGGTGGAGCAGCCCAGCCACTATACGGGCGGTGAGGTGGAGTGCATTGACTACATACGCCAGCAGCTGGGCGAGGAGTTTGAGAGCTACCTCGAGGGCAACGTGCTGAAGTACACGCACCGCTACAAGGTCAAGGGCAAGCCGATAGAGGATCTACGCAAGGCGCAGGTATATCTGGGTTGGTTAATAGAGGAGCTAGAGAATGAGTGAGAGCAACTGGCGAAAGCTTAGCCGGGTAGATGTCAGCCACGGCGTGGAGGTCAAGCACGGCGGCCTGTCGTACCTGAGCTGGTCTGTGGCGTGGGCAAGCTTGATGGATCACTTCCCGCAGGCAACGTATGAGTGGCTGGAGCCGATCATACTGCCCAACGAGACGGTCATGGTCCGGGTCACGGTGACGGTTGACGGGCTAACGCATGAGATGCAGCTGCCTGTACTGGACCACCGCAACAAGCCGCTGGCTAACCCTAGCGCGTTTGACTACAACAGCGCACAGATGAGGTGCCTAGTTAAGTGCATCGCCATGCACGGTATCGGCATCTCCCTGTACTTGGGTGACATGAAATCGGTAGTCACTGAGAGCGGCTATGAGAGGGCTCAGGCGCTGATTGACGCTGGTGACGCTGTAGCGTTCCACCAGTTCATCAACAGCCTGTCAGAGGTCGATCAGGTCGAGTTGTTTAACGGTGCACCGCCCGGCAAGAAGACGTCCTACAAGGAAGCACACAGGGCTATGCTCAAGCAGGCTGAGCAGTTTTTCACTGAGGTTAAGACGGCAATTGA